CGAGGGCTGTAAATTTGAGGTGTACCTAGATCATCTGGGCCTTCCCACGTTCGGCATTGGCGCTCTGGTGAAGGAGGGTGACCCTGAATGTGGTCAGCCTGTCGGAACCCCTGTAAATGAAGAGCGTGTACGTCAACGGTTCAATCTGGATATTGCAGTGACTATAGAAGACTGCAAGGTTCTGTATGACGACTTTGATGACTTACCCGAAGAGTGCCAGCACATTATAGCTAACATGATGTTCAATATGGGCAGACCAAGACTTAGCAAGTTCAAAGGCATGAAGGCCGGTGTTGATGCTCGTGATTGGAATCGCGCAGCAGACGAGATGGTGGACAGCCGTTGGTATGATCAGGTAACTAACCGTGCCAAGCGTTTAGTGGCTCGTATGAGGGCATTGTCCTAGAATTATGCTTACACAGCATCCTTCAGTTTAGCCGCAGACCCAATACCCTTATCAGAATACTTGCTGTCAAATGCGTCAGCCGTTAGCTTGCTAATTTGTTGACGCACATTCCTATGATCATCTTCAGCCAACTTGCACAGCTTTTGATATGTTGGTAAATCCACTGCAACAGACTTGTATCTTTTTGTATCAGTCATTATAATTTCCCATGACGACCCATTAATAAAGGCATATTATCATGTATACCTATAAACGCAAGAGCAAGTACGGCGCACAAAAAACCAAGTTCATGGGAATTACTTTTGACTCCAAATGGGAGGCAGAAAGATGGGGTGAACTGACTGCAATGGAACGCGCTGGGTACATTGTAAATCTGGAGCGCCAGATACCTTATGACATCTTAGTGAACGGTATGAAGATATGTAAGTACGTTGCAGATTTTAGATATAGTCAAGTAGATGACTACGGAAACGAAACTCAAATAGTCGAGGACGCAAAAGGCGTAGAGACACCTGAATTTAAATTAAAGAAGAAGCTGATGAAGGCCGTTTTTGAAATAGATATTTACCTTTCTAAAAAAAATAAAAATAATTTTTTAAAAATACCGTTGACATAGAACTATCAAAGCCTTACTTTCTCCAAATGGTTTTAGCGAACTGCGAGGAGAAAGCTGATGAACGCTATGAACAACACTAATGATCTGTCCGCTCTTTACAACAAGCGCGAAGAGATCAAATCTAAAATCCAAGACCTTCAGGGAGAACTGAAGATCTTGAGCAACTCCCTAAAAGATATGTTTGAAGATACTGCCCAAATGCAGCTTGCCCAACAGGGTAAGGATTTTGGTCAGACCAGTATGACTAGTGGTGATTACAAGGTCACTCTTGATTACCGCAAGCGTGTCGAGTGGGATCAAGACGAACTGGTAAATGCTCTTAATGACATGGACCCAGACACAGCAAGGCACTTTGCTACTGTTAAATACAGTGTTGCAGAGGCTAAGTTTCAGAACGCTCCACCAGAAATCAAGGCGTCTTTATCAGAGGCTCGCACTGTATCTCTGCAAGGCGTTACTGTGGATATTAAGAAAGTGGAGGGCAACTAATGTTAAAGATTATTTCCGCAGAACAACGGCTGGCAGAAAAACGCGGTCACAAAATTGTGATCGCGGGTCAGTCTGGTGTGGGAAAAACATCACTGGTGCGTACACTAGACATGAGCAAAACATTGTTCATGGACCTAGAAGCTGGTGATGCCGCCATTGAAGGATGTGAAGTCGATGTCATTAGACCACGCACTTGGCAAGAGTGTAGAGACTTTGCATGCTTCCTTGGCGGGGCTAATCCTGCGTTGAATGAGGACTCTCCGTATAGCATGTCACACTATGAATATGTGTGTCAGACCTACGGTGATCCTGAAGCTGTACTAGCTAAATACGATACTATATTTATTGATAGTATTACTGTTGCTGGGCGGCTTTGTTTTACACACAATCAAAATCAACCAGATGCTAGATCAGACCGTACAGGCAAGTTAGACACTCGTGCAGTGTATGGGGCGCAGGGTCGTGAGATGATGGCATGGTTAACTCACCTTCAACATATTCGTGAAAAGAATGTTATCTTTGTTGGTATTCTTGATGAGAAGACTGATGAGTATGGACGGCTTAGTTACGACTTGCAGATTGAAGGCGCAAAGACAGGGCGTGAGTTGCCCGGAATTGTCGATGAGTTGATTACTATGACGATAATCCCAGCAGACGATGGAACTATGTTCAGGGCTTTCGTATGCACAACTTTGAATAGGTGGGGATACCCTGCTAAAGACAGAAGCGGTAGACTTGAAGAGATTGAAGAGCCGCATCTTGGCAAACTGTTTACAAAAATGTCTGGCCCAAGACCAGAAGGAATGCAGTTTGTAAATCCAAAAACGATCAATAATACAGAAGAGGAATCCTAGAATGCTTGATCTAAATAACGTACCACCAATGGAAGGCTCTGGCGGTGGAGATTTTGAATTAATGCCTGATGGAACTATTGTTCGTGCAATCGTATCACTACAAGGTGGTGATATTGAAATGCCGGAATATGGTGGGGGTACTTTCTTCAAAGAGTCACAAACAACTACAGCTAAATGGCTGCCTATTGAGTTGACCATTGTTGGTGGTCCATTTGATAAACGCAAAGTATGGCAGAATATCTTTGTTGATGGTGATGCTCGTGATGACAACGGCATGTCGAAAGCCAAGAAGATTGGTCTGAACACCATTAAACAGATGGTCGATAGTGGGTTTGGCATTTCACCTAAAGATGAAAGCGAGGACGCTAGGGCTAAACGTGCATCTATCCAAGGCATCAACATGATTAACAACATGGAGATTTGTTTTGTGATTGGTGTTGATCCGGGGAATAACGGCTACCCAGCTAAGAACAAGATGAAGACTGTCTTGACCCCAGACTCCCAGAAGTATATCTCTGGTGGCAATGTTGTCACTGGTTCTGCTACACTTGCACCACCAGCACAACCAGTACAGGCTCCTGTCGCTCCCGCAACACCACAACAGGGAGTGACACCATCATGGGCGCGATAGCATCATTGTGGCAATTTATTAGCGGCAAACCTTCGCAGGTCGCTAAACTCGGTACGGAGGACGCCGGGGCCGTAAAGTCCTCCATTACTACTGATGCTCCTTTTGAACAAGATGTTCCATTCTTTTGCTCTAAGACATTGCGTCTTATGTCACGCAAGAAAGGTGTTACTGTTGCGGAAGCAGCAGAAGCTACTGGCAAGAGCAAGGGTTCTATCTATCAAGAGATAACTCTTATCAGAAAAGCTGGATATAAAGTCTACAAACACTATGAGAAGGCATCGCGTTCTCACAGGTATACGTTGGGCTAGACAATGATCTTGCGAGAGTATCAGGAGATTGCAGTCAATGACGCTTCTGATGCACTTGATAAGCACGGTAACACTTTAGTCGTTGCGCCAACTGGAGCCGGAAAGACAATCATGCTTTCTGCTCTGGTTGGCAAACGCTATAAGAGTTCACAAAATGTGCTTATCTTGCAGCATCGTGACGAATTGGTTTCACAAAATTCCAACAAATTTCATCGTGTCAATCCATCCTTGAGCAGCAGTGAAGTGAACGCTGCTCAAAAGGATTGGTCTGGTGACGCTGTATTTGCAATGGTTCAGACGCTATCTCGTGAACAGAACTTGGACAATATGCCCAAGCTTGATCTGATCGTGGTGGATGAGGCGCATCACACTATTGCGGATACATATCAACGTATCATTAAGGCCGCTAAGAAGGCCAATGAGGGGGTGCAAATTGTTGGCTTTACCGCTACCCCCAACAGAGGTGACAAAAAAGGTTTACGAGACGTTTTTACGAACTGTAGTCATCAGATAGATATTTCTACATTGATACGCGAAGGCTTTCTCGTACCACCTAAAACATATGTGATTGATGTCGGGGTGCAGGACGAATTGCGTCAAGTACGCAAGTCCGCATCTGATTTTGACATGGCAGATGTTGAGAAGATCATGAATCACCGTGCAATCAATCAACGTGTGGTCGAAGAATGGGATGCAAAATCTGGTGATCGTCAGACAATCGTGTTCTGCTCTACCATTAAGCATGCCGAAGATTTATGCAAAGAATTTATTAGCTATGGTATTGACGCGGCAATGGTTACAGGCAAAACGCCTAAAGATGAACGTGCGGAAATACTTGCAGATTTGAGCAATGGCGATATTCAAGTCGTTGTTAACGTAGCTGTTCTTACAGAGGGGTTTGATTCACCTCCTGTATCTTGCATTGTTCTTACTCGCCCCTGCTCATACAAGGCCACTATGGTGCAGATGATTGGTCGGGGTTTACGCACAGTAGATCAAGATGAATTTCCGGGCGTGATAAAATCAGATTGCATTGTTATGGACTTTGGTACGTCTGTGCTGACGCACGGCTCACTTGATGATGCTGTGGATCTTGACGGTAAAGAAGCAAGTGGCAGTGGCGAGCCTCCTATTAAGATTTGTTCTAATTGTAAGGCAGAGATACCGCTTGGCGTTAAAGAATGCCCCATTTGTGGCCATGAAAGTGAAAGACCAGAGCCGGAAATCTTGGAGAATTTTATTCTTACTGAGGTCGATCTTATGAACAGATCTCCATTTCGTTGGATAGACTTGTTCGGTACAGGTTCATGTTTGGCTGCGGCAGGGTTTAATGGATTTTCTCTTATCGCCGAAGTTGATGGACTTTGCATGGCTATTGTAAAGAAGAACAAAGGCAAAACCAGAGTGATTAGCATCGGCACTAAACGTCAAGTTATGGCGGCGGCTGATGACTTCATGAGACAGAACGAATCTGGTGATACTGCAAACAAAACAAAGCGCTGGCTAAATGATTCTCCTAGTCAAAAGCAAAGAGATTTGTTGGCACAGAACGGTGTAAAAGTAAGTCCATTAGATTTTTCTTGGACCAAGTACAGGGCCGCTTGTATGCTTAATTATGTTTGGAATAAGAGATTTGTAGACAATATTGTTTACAATATAGTTGCAGAGAAGCAGAGCGCATGAACCGTGGTGAAGTAAAATTTAGTGTTTTGTTCAAGGAAAACATTTGCATGGAGGCATCGTACTTCATGATGTGTGGTGATCCAGAGAACCTAGATGAATTGCAAGAAGCAATAACAAAACTGTTGTGCAAAATAATAACAGGTAGAGAGGATGAGTTTGTTCGGGCTGAAGCCGTTGTGGACATACAAGACCACCCTAATTACTACTGCGCGACATTTGCAGATTTAGAAGGGCCAGACGGATGGGCGAGCAAGACGGTGCATTAAAACAAGTAGGAAAATTGTTCGGCAAAATTGGGTGGGATAAACGACTTCAAGACTTGTCGATGGAAGAAGTAGTGGGAATTGTTCTGGTTATCCAGAAGGTAGAAGGGATTGATGATGTTTACACAGAAGAACACCTTGCAGACCTTTTTAACAAGTACGGAAGAGAACCAGAACAATTCGATTACGACATCCCCTTCTGAAGACATTATCGCTGAGTTGAATCGGGCTATCATTGAAAAAGAATATAAGCAGCCAGAACGTAAATATCTTGGCGCTTCATCTCTTGGTGACTCATGTTCTCGTAAACTTCAATATAGATACATAGGTCAACAAAAAGATTCTGATAAAGGGTTTCCTGCCAATACATTAAGAACATTTGCTCTGGGTCATACCATCGAAGATATGATGATTATGTACTTCCGTGACGCTGGCTTTGATCTCCGTACAGACAAACAAGGCGAACAATTTGGTTTTGAGACTGCCAATGGTGAAGTCCGTGGACATATTGACGGTGTAATATGTAGCGGTCCAGTACACCTCTCATACCCTATGTTATGGGAATGTAAGTCTGCATCTGACAAGAAGTTCAAAGAGTTCGTGCGTAAGGGTATGGCAGAAGCTAACCCAGTGTATGCAGCACAGGTTGCCTTGTATCAAGCCTACATGAACCTGTCAGACAATCCCTGCTGCTTTACTGTTTTGAATAAGAATACAAGCGAGATATACATAGAGCTTGTTCCGTTTAATCCGAATCTGGCACAAGCTACAAGCGATAAAGCGGTAAACATTATAAAGGCTACACAGGCACAAGAGATGCTGCCTCGTGTGGCGCAAAACGATGACTACTTTGCATGTAAGTGGTGTGAGTTCCGCAACACTTGCTGGGAAAAAGAAGGGGTGGCGTGAACCACCCCATAGGAAAAAACAATGCTTGATGAGGTACAATATAATGAGTGTGGTAAGGTTTGGCAATACTACATCTGGTAGGTCGGCACATGATTTAGTCGAAGAAATTTCTCGCAAGGTTCCAAGAACAGAACAAATTCGGATCTTGCAAGACACGTTTCCTGCTGGTCGCATCCATGGAAAAACATTTTACATCGGGTCACTGCTTGGTGATCCGGGGCAATCATTGAAGATCGACATTGATCCACAGTCCGCGCACTTTATGCAAGGCCAAGATTTT